TCAGGAAGTCGGCGGCCTCCGGCCAATCTGCTCCAGCTGATCCGCAATCCGCTCAAGTGCGGCCACCGATTTCTTCTGCACCTTGACCAGCTTCATGACGAAGTGGCCGAAGATCCAGAGGATCCCGACGATGGGGATCCAGGCAACGATAAAGCTGATGATGGTATCGTCCATTCCTGCCTCTTGGAGTATCTGCTTGCCTCTATCGGGCCCGCCTTATCAGGGGTGACTGCCGGCGAGGGCAGCGCTCGGTGGTCCGCTCATGTGCGCGGGGTGCCGCCCTGTTTGAGATACCAGGCCGGCAGGCCTACAAGGCTGAAAAAGATGCCTGCCGTCACGGCCCAGTAGAAATAAGGGTCGTTCACCCGGTCGAAGCGGTAGGTGTCGCCGCCAAGTGTCTTTGGAATAATGGCTTCGCCCATCCAGAGAAAGCTGCCGGCAATGCAGATGCCCGCCAGCATTTCCAGATAGAGGATGATCTTTATCGCCGGCGCGTAGGGTACGACAGACTTTCCGGCATCCGGCATCAATTCACCTGAACGAGTCCTGCGTGAGCCCACATCTATCCATGACATCAGGCAGCTGTCGAGATGACCTCGCTCTTCAGGTCTGCGGTGGTCAGCCAGCCCGGCGGTCGGCTCCCTTGTGTCAGATATGAGAAGCCTGCGTCGGCCGGCCCGCCTGTCGCTGCGACTATTGCGCTTTCACCTTGTCGAGTTTCGCGATGAGCTCGCGCAACGCTGCGGTGTTTTCCCGAACGGCTTCGGTGTTGGCCATGCCGACCTCGAGGACCTTCGCTGCCCGGCGCTGGTTCAGTCTGCTGATGAACCAGAATATTGCGCCGAACAACAGCGCGCTGAAACCGATGCCAATGAATTTCGATATGTCCATCTGAAAACCGGTCGCCGAATCCTTAAAAACTCGGTGGAAGAAATCAAACATGTCCTGCGGCGGCAAGAGGTCAGTGCGCGTTGGGTGTCGCCGATTTTTTTGGACTGATCTTGAAGCCTTGGCAAGGCGCCAACATATCAACTCCATGCCTGGCGCGAGAGGAGAGCGGCAAGACTGCCTCTTCCCTCGTCGAACTACCCACCAAGGCGGCAACGCCAGGCCCGTTTTGGAGCCGCTCTCCTCGATTGCTCCTCGAGGAAAGCATGGAACTGACTGTTGTGTTGATGGTCATCGGACTGGTGGTGCGCCTGCCTGGCTTCGTCAGGGAGGTCAGGCGAACCGCACGGCTTCTCCGGCGCCTGCACCGCCGCCGGCACTGACCACCTCGGTTCGTCCGGGGTTCGCATGCCGCCCGGGCTCGTCCCCCGGGCGGTTTCTTTTCTGGCGCAGCTGGCAATTGGAACAGGGGCGATCAGAACAGGTGGCCGTCGCGCGCATTAGAGTGGCTTGCGTCGGGTAACCTGAAACGGCATGCTGTCCTCAACATGGGGTTGTGCGTCGATAGGGGGCTGCTTCGGCGGCCCTTTTGCGTTTCGGATTGTTCGTCGCGAGACATGGCAACCGTGTTCTAGCGAAGCAAACAAGTGCTTTTTCTTCTGCCCTTTTCGCATTCCTCAGCCTCACGGCATGGATCCCAGGGTCTCCGCGACGGAGCTGCGCTCCTGCTCCGCCCTGGGATGACGAAGGGGTGGGGGCTCGCGGCTAGTCACCAAGGTCGGCAAATGGCTGAACTGCCTGACACGCACCATTTGCCCCTCCCGCCATCTGCCCATCCGGTATGGCACGCATCAATCGGCGCGCCTGATCTGGCGGGCGAAGATGCCAAGGCTGGTGCCGCGGCCTGTCAGGATGATCTGCATGCCCGGCGTCAGGCCGTCCCTGACGGCGTCGGGAACGCCGCAGGCGCTGTTGAAAAACGAGGGCAGGCCCTCCAGCTCCACAGGTGAATAACAGCCTTTTGATCCGCTGCCGTCAGCGCGGAGCACCCTGAACTTGAGCTCGGTCTTTTCGCCCGCGACAAGGGCAATCGCCATCGGGCCGGTCACGTCGACGACGCTCTTGCCGATCAGAAAGCCAAACAGGAGCGCAGCGATTGCGCCGGCAAACCGCCGCAAGTCGGTGTCCTTTTCATCCCTGGGGGCTTTTTGGACTGCCCAGATCAGCAGCAGCGCCGTTGCCAGGCCGGCAACAAGGCCATAGGTGCCCGAGCTGGACGCCCATTCGGCCGAGGGCAGAAAACCGGCGCCGAAAATGTCGGCAAACAGCGGCAACAGGCCAAGCAGAACCCAGACGATCGCCAGAATCGCGGCCGCCTTGACAAGCGGCCCTTTTGCCTCGGCCACATCAGCCCCCTGTTGGAGAACCCCGGGCACAGCAAAGCAAAGATGTCTTGCCGCGGCAACAGGCGCCGAGCATCGCGGTCTTGCCCTCCTGCGACGTTGAACGAGGCGGCGGGGCAGCTGATCTCGTCGCCGATCGAAACGGGATTGCGTCGGGTAACCCGATACGGCATGCTGTTCTCAACATGGCGCATTGCGTCGATTAGGGGGCTGCTTTGGCGGCCCTTTTGCTTTTCTGGTTGTTCGTCGCGAGACATGGCAACTGTGTTCAAGCGAAGCAAACAAGTGCTCGTTCTTCTGCCCTTTTCGCATTCCTCAACCTCACGGCATGGATCCCAGGGTCTCCGCGACGGAGCTGCGCTCCTGCTCCGCCCTGGGATGACGAAGGGGTGGGGGCTCGCGGCTAATCTCCAAGGTCGGCGCTTGGCTGCAAAGCTCTCCGGCAGTCACCGGCGTTGGAGATTGTCGGAGAACTCCCCTGCCTCGTCATCCCAGGGCGGAGCAGGGAGCACAGCGGACTGCGCAGACCCTGGGATCCATGCCGTGACATTGCGGCAGTGTGCAGACGGTTCAGAACGCCTGCTCTTTCTTCTACCCTTTCCGCATTCCTGACCCTCACGGCATGGATCCCAGGGTCTCCGCGACGGAGCTGCACTCCTGCTCCGCCCTGGGATGACGAAGGGGTGGGATTTCGCGGCTGATCTCCAAGGTCGGCACTTGGCTGCAAAGCTCTCCGGCAGTCACCGGCGTTGACGATTGGCGGAGAACTCCCCCGCCTTCGTCATCCCAGGGCGGAGCAGGGAGCGCAGCGGACTGCGGAGACCCGGGATCCATGCCGTGACCTTGCAGCAGCGTACGGGCGGTTCAGAACGCTTGCACTTTGTTCTGCCCTTTTCGCATTCCTCAGCCTCACCGCATGGATCCCAGGGTCTCCGCGACGGAGCTGCGCTCCTGCTCCGCCCTGGATGACGATGCGTTGGGGCTCGCGGCTTTTCATGCCTTAGGCGAACGCTGCCGCCCGATCCCGACGACAGGAATGCCCATGCCCGCACCTCTGGGAAACCAATTCTGGAAGGCTCGTTGCTCGCATGGGCGCGATCCGATCTTTGCTTCGCCCGACGAACTGTGGGCGGCTTCGGTCGAATATTTCGACTGGGTCGACGCCAACCCTTTGTTTGAGGCCAAACCCTTTGCCTATCAGGGCGAGGTCAAGGTCGAAAACGTCGCCCGGATGCGGGCGATGACGATTTCGGGCCTGTGCATCTTTCTCGATATCGCCCGCAGGACATGGGACAATTACCGCGAACGTGACGGTTTTGGCGATGTCACCGCCCGCATCGAGGCTGTCATCCGCACCCAGAAATTCGAAGGTGCCGCAGCCGATCTGCTGAACCCCAGCATCATCGCCCGCGAGCTCGGCCTCGCCGACAAGGCGGAAGTGTCGGGCAAGGACGGCGCGCCGCTGACCTCGACGGTGGATGAGCTGTCCCGCAACGACATTGCCCGCCGCGTCGCCTTCCTCCTGGCGCAGGGACTGCACAGTGCAACTGAGTGAGGTGCTGGCCGCCCTCGACGCGCTGCCGCAGCAGGCCCGCCAGGAAGTGATCGACGAGGCGGTCAAGGCGTCGGCCGGCCGCTACATGATCCCCAACCCCGGCCCGCAGACCGAGGCGTGGCTGTCCGAGGCGGACGAGACCTTTTATGGCGGTGCCGCCGGCGGCGGCAAGACGACGCTGATCTGCGGCCTGGCACTCGAAGAATACCAGCCGGCGCTGATCCTGCGCCGCCAGGCGACCCAGCTCAAGGGCATCGAGGACGAGCTCGCCCGCATGCTCGGCGGCCGCGACGGCTACAACAGCCAGTCGCATGTCTGGCGCCTGGCCAATCGCGGCAAGATCGAGCTCGGCGGCGTGCCGCATGAGGCCGACAAGGAAAAATACCAGGGCCGGGCGCACAGGCTGAAGGCCTTTGACGAGATCACCCAGTTCACCGAGAGCCAGTACCGCTACATCATCGGTTGGCTGCGCGATGCCCGAGGGCGGCGCTGCCGGGTCGTCGTGACAGGCAATCCGCCGACATCGGCCGAGGGCATGTGGGTGGTCAGGTACTGGGCGCCATGGCTCGACAAAAGCCACCCAAAGCCTGCCGCCTCAGGCGAACTCAGATGGTTCACGACAGTCGGCGGCGAGGACCGCGAGGTCGATGCCGACTATGAGGGACCGAAGGGCGAACGTCCGCGATCGCGAACCTTCATCCGCTCGATGCTGGAAGACAATCCGGAGCTGATGGCGACGGGTTATGCCGCACAGCTCGAAAGCCTGCCCGACGAGATCCGCGAGCGGCTGCGTTACGGCTCGTTCGAAGCAGCCGGCAAGGACGATCCCTGGCAGGTGATCCCGACCAGCTGGATCCGGCAGGCGCAGGCGCGCTGGCTCGCCACCCCGCCCGAACTGCCGATGACGGCGGTGGCCGCGGACATAGCGCAGGGCGGCGCCGACAAGACCCAGATCCAGAGCCGGCGCGACTGGTGGTATTCGCCCTTTGCCAGCTACAAGGGCAGCGAAACGCCCGACGGGCCGACGGCAGCCGGGCTGATCGTCAGGCAGATGCGCGACCGTTGTCGTGTCGTGGTCGACGCCGGCGGCGGTTATGGCGGCGACACGCTGACCCAGCTGGCCCATGCCGATGTCGACTGTTTCGGCTTCAAGGGCGGCAGCGGCGCGACCGCCTGGACACGCGACGGCCTCTATGGTTTTGCCAATCTCCGGGCTCAGGCCGTCTGGCAGTTCCGCGAACAGCTCGACCCGGCCTATGGCGCGCGCATCGCCTTGCCGCCCGACGCCGAGCTGGAAGCCGATCTCGCCGCCTATCGCTACGACATCCGCGCCGGTGGCGGCGGCGAGGAGATCCTCGTCCTGCCCAAGGAATTGATGCGCGAACAGCTCGGCCGCTCGCCCGACAAGGGCGACACCACGATCATGCTGTCGGCATCCGCAATTAGTGGGCTGAAGCGCCCGAAGGCCGCCCAGGAGCGGCGCGAGCAATCGCGGCTGCGGCTTTTGTCCCAAACGTCAAACAGTGCCCTGAAGGCCAAACTGCGAGGAAAACGCCGATGAGTGGACTTTTTGGAGGCAAGAAACAGCCGATGCCGGAGCCGGAACCGCCGGCGACGATGCCCGACCCGGAAGATCCGTTGGCCAAGCGCCAGCGCAGCCGGACGCGCTCGCTGGCCCCCGCTGCCAAGAGCAGTGCCGCCACCGACCGCCTGGCCCAGGTGCCCGGCACGATCGGGCGTGAGTTCTCGCGCGGAACGCTCGGAGCGAGCTGATGAGCGACCAGGCAGGCCGCGACCTGATGGCGATCGATGCGCGCCTTTTTGCCGCCAAGGGCGCGCTCGACAGCCTGTATCAGGAAATCGCCGAATTCCTGTTCCCCGAGCGGGCCGACTTCACCACCGACATCGTGCTCGGCCAGGAGTTCGCCGCCCATCTGACCGATGCCACACCCGTGTTGATGCGGCGCGAGCTCGGCGACCAGATCGGCTCGATGGTGCGGCCGGACGGGCGGCAATGGTTCCAGGCCGCCGCCTCCAACAAGCGCATCGGCCGGGATCGTGGGGCGGCGTCGTTTCTCGAGTTCATGACAGACGTCAACAGCGCCGTGCTGAATTCGCGCGACAGCGGCTTTCGCCGCGCCGCCCAGCAGGTCGAGCATGATTTTGCCGCCTTCGGCATGGGCTGGCTGCAGGTCAGCTACAACAGGAACCGCGACAACCTGATCTATCGCTGCCACCACCCCAAACACATGGCAGGGCAGGAGGGGCCCGACGGCCAGGTCAACCATGTCCACCGCAAATGCGACATGACGGCTGCCGCCATGGCCCATCTGTTCGGCGAGGCGAAGCTGCCGCATCAGGTCAAGAACGCCCTGCGCGACAAGGACACCAGGTCGACCTTCAAGGTCCGCCACATCTTCATCCCGCTCGAACTCTACGAACCCCACCGCAAATTCCCCAAAGGAGCGAAGTGGGCGGATGTCTATGTCACCGAAGACGGCACCATCCTGCAGGAACTGCCGGCCTTCACCTTCGATTATGTCGTGCCGCGCTGGTGGCTGCTGTCGGGCAAGTTCTACGCCGTGTCGACGGCGGCTTCGATCGGCCTGACCGAAAGCCGCATGCTGCAGCGCATGAAGATGACCATCATCGAGGCGGGCGAAAAGCAGGTCGACCCGCCGCTGGTCGCGACCCAGGATGCGCTGCTGTCGCCGGTCGATCTCGGCGCCAACGGCATCACCTTCATCGACAGCCAGTATGACGAACGCCTGGGGGCGGCGCTGCGCGTGCTCGATCTCGGCAAGAATGTCGGCCTCGGCATCGACCTGATCAACGACCAGCGCAACCAGCTCGGCGATGCGTTTTTCCTGAGCAAGCTGCAGCCGATCGCCCAGGCCGACAAGACGATGACGGCATACGAGGCTGCCCAGCGCGTCCAGGAATGGATCCGCAACGCCATGCCTCTGTTCGGCCCGATCGAACATGAATGGACAGGGGCCGTGCTCGACCTGACCACCGAAAAGGTGATGCGGGCCGGCGGTTATGGCCCGGTCGACCGCAACGGCGTGCCTGTCGACATGCCCGACATCCTGCTCGGCCAGAACATCCAGTACGAGTTCAACAATGCGCTGAAGGAAGCGCGCGACCGCCAGGTGCTCAACGCCTTTCAGGAAAGTGCGGCGATCCTGCAGGCCGGCGTGTCGCTCGATCCGTCGCTGGCCGGCGAGGTCGATGCCCGCACCATGTTCCGCGACGCCTTTGCCGCGATCCCGAACAGCCGCGCCGACTGGCTGCTCGATGCCGAGCAGGCGGCGGCGAGGTTGAAGCAGACCGAGCAGGCGATGGCCGAACAGCAGCAGATGCAGCAGGTGGGCCAGGGCGCTGCCGTCGCCAGCCAGGTCGGTGACGCCGCGCAGTCGATCCGGGCGGCACTCGGCCAATGAGAGACAAGCCCTACCGCCCCTGGCACCCGGTCACGGTGCGCACAGACAATGAACTGCCGCGCACCGATCTCGAAATCCGCAAGGCCGATTGTGTCGCCCTCCAGGCGCTCGCCGCCGGCATTGCCAATGAGGAGCAGCAGAAACGCGCGCTGGGTGCGGTGCTGCATATTTGCGGCCTGCATCAGCCCTCCTGGATGCCGTCGGAGCATGGCGGCGAGCGCGACAGTTCTTTTGCCGCCGGCAAGCAGCATGTCGGCTTCCAGATCCGGAAGCTGATTTCCCATTCCCTTTCCATTTTGACGGGTGACACCAATGACCGACCAGCTCATGACAGACGCACAGGCAAACCAGCCGACGACCGCAACGCCGACCGCGCCCGACAATAACCTTGTAGCGGGCTCGCCGGCGTCACATTCACCTGTAGCCGGGGGCGACGCGGCCCTGCAGTCGTTCCGCGAACAGCTGGCCGGCGGCGACGCCGCGATGATGAAGCAGCTCGAGCGCTACAGGTCGACGGACGAGATTTCGAAGGCGTTTCGCGAGGGCTACCGCAACGCCAAGAATGGCGGCCGGCAGGTCGAGCTGACCGACAGGTCGACGCCGGAAGAGGTCAGCGCCTATCGCGCCGCAAATGGCATCCCGGAAGATGCCGCCCAGTATCCGGGCGCCTTCCGCGACGGGTTCGAGGTCACCGACGCCGACAGGGCGATCCTTTCCGACTTCAAGGCGGCGATGCATGAGCGCCACGTGCCGCCCAAGGTCGCGGCCGCAGCGCTCGACTGGTACCAGGATTTCGCCGCCACCCAGGCGCAGGAACTGAACGCCCAGCTGGCCAGGGTCGCCGGCGACACGCAGAAGACGCTGCGCGGCGAATGGGGCGGTGACTATGACGGCCAGATCGGCGCCGCCCAGGAGCTGATGCGGGCGCATCTCGGCGATGACGGTTTCGGCGAGATGATGGGCCTGCGCCTGATGGACGGCTCGCGCCTGCAGGACAATCTCGGCTTCGTCAGGATGATGGCGACGATCGGCGCCGACTATTACGGCTCGACCGCCATCCTTACCGGCGACATCGAGGCGACCGGCAAGACGCTTGAGACCCAGCAGCAGGAGCTTCTGGCGCTGCGCGTCTCCGACCCGGAGAAATACAAGAGCGACAGCGTCCAGGCCAAGCTGACCAGGATCTATGCCCAGCTCGACAAGATAAACGCCCGGAAGTGATCCGACGCGTTGACCTGTATCTGTTTAAGCAATTCCTGACGGAAATGCGCTTCGCACTTTTCCTGGAATTGCTTGCTTTCTGTTTACGCAATTCCGGACGGAAAACCGCTTCGCACTTTTCCTGGAATTGCTTTTGCGGCACCCCGGTTTCCGGCCCCGCAAACTTCCCAACAAAACAAGCTGATGTGACGCCCCGCGACCGGGCGAGTAGCGGCCCCGTGCCCCCGGCACGGCATCCCGCGAAAGCGCAGCCCGCGGCACCCCGATCACGGCTGAAAGACCCTCCAATCATCATCGAAGGATATCGAGATGCCTTATGCCATCACGAAAACCCAGTACCGGGATGAGTGGGTCGTCGCCTTTCAGCGCGGCGAAACCTACCTCAAGGACTGCGTCACCAAGGAACTCATGATCAGCGGCCTGACCGCCTCGTTCGCGCTCCAGGGCGCTGCCGGGCGCATGACCAGGCGCGGCACCAACGGTCTCATTCCGTCGCGCAACCGCACCGACAGCCAGCCGACGATCACGCTGGAAGAAAAGCACACCAAGGAAACCCGTCCCGGCTTCGACGTGTTCACCGCGGCGGCGAACCTGCGTGAAGCGATGCAGAACGCCAGTGCGCTGACTGCCTCGCGCGAAATCGACATGACCATCATCGAGGCGCTGTCGACCGCCACCAACAGCTATGCCGGCGGTGCGGCCCAGACCCTGACCTATGGCAAGACTGTCGACGCCCTGTCCGACCTGTTCGAGCTCGACGTCATGGCCGGCAACGAGATCACCTGCCTGTGGACGCCGAAGGCCTGGGCCCGCCTGCTCACCTTCCAGGAGTTCAAGTCGGCCGACTATATCGACGCCAAGCCGCTCGTCGGCCTGACGCTCGACCGGCCGAAGCTCTGGCTCGGCGCCAAGCACATCATGCACACCGGCCTGCCGGGCATGGGCACGGCGACCGCCTCCAACTTCATCTTCGCCAAGCCCGCCGTGGGTCATGCCATTGCCGGCGACGTCAAGGTCGATGCCGGCTTCAACGGCGAGGACGACTACTCCTACGACCGTGCCACGATCTACGACGGCAGCACCATCCTGCAGCAGGCCGGCGTGATCAAGGTCGTCACCGACGACACCGCTGCATTCTCTTGAGGAGGCTTGGAAATGGCTTACGAAACGAACGGCTTCAAGCTCCTGACCGATGGTCTTTCCGGCGCCAGCACCATGAAGACGTGGCTGCTGGATTCGGTCGACGCCATCGCGACGGTCAACACCTCCAACTATGTCAGCGACGGCCATGCCAGGGGCGCGCGCCAGGGTGACATCGTCATCGTGCGCACGCGCACGACCACACTGGCCGGCCCGGTGACGGCGATCCACCATTGCTGGGTGATCGACGAGAAGACCGGCAGCGACGCTCGCGGCATCGACCTGACCGACGGCCTCGCCATCACCGCGACCGACACCGACTGATCCCACAAACGAATGGGGGAGGCCTTCGGGCCTCCCTTTTTCCTTTCCCCTTTCATTTCCCTTTGATCCCAGGTGAGAAAAATGACTGAGGTCACCAAACTTGCGGGGCATCGCTTCGCCCAGGCCGATTACGCGATTGGCCGTTATGCGGCGACCGTGCCCTCTGGCACCACGCTCGCCGACGTCACCCACCCCGAGTTTTTCGCCAACCACCTCGGTGTCTTCCGGCGCGGCATGACCATCGACATCGTTGCGGACGATTTCGGCCTCGACTGCACGCTGCGTGTGCTCGCCGTCACCAAGACCACGGCCACGGTCCGCGTCATCAGGCTGTTCGACGAAGACAGCGCGCCGCAGGCGACCGCAGCCGAGGTCAGCCCGGCCGAGGTCAGCTTCGGCGGCCCGCACCACAAATGGCGTTTCCTGCATGGCGGCAACGTCATCCAGACCGGTTTCGACACCAGGGACGCCGCCGAAAAGGCGGCCGACAGATATGTCCAGCAGATGAAGGGCTGACACCGCCATGGCGACAAAGCTTGAGATCTGGAAGCAGGCGCTGGTGCACCTGGAAAAGGCAACCATTACGGCCCTCACGGACGATGTCGAAGCCACCTATGTCTTCGCCAACGCCTGGGCGGGGACAGTCGAGGAAGCCTTCAATTCGGGCGACTGGAACTTCGCCAAGGCCTCCATTGCCTTGTCGCCCGACGCGTTCGCGACGCCGGCTTTGGGCTGGGCCCATGCCTTCGACTATCCCACGGGCTGGCTGCGCACGCTTGTCGTCTCGGACAGGCCCGACTTCGCGCCCTTCCATGACTATGCCGACGAGGGCGGCCGGCTGCATGCGCAGACGCCTGTGCTTTATCTCAGGTTCATCGGCGCTGCCAACGCCGCCGACGACAAGGTCTCGACCTGGCCGACGATGTTCTGGCGTTATGTCGCGCTCAAGCTCGCCTTCGATACCTGCGGCAAGCTGACCTCGGGCGACACGCTGGAAGAAAAGCTGCGCCAGCGCATGGAGCGCGCCCTGGTGCAGGCCAAGAACATCGACGCCCGCAACGAAAACAACAAACGCATCGAGCCGGGCAGCTGGCTGCGCGCCAGGCGCGGCGGCGGTACGGGTCAGCGTCGTGACGGCGGCCCGACCCTTGTCGGCGGCCAGATCAGCTTCGGCGCGGGGGAGGTCTGATGCCACGCGTTTCAGCCCCGGTCTATTCGGTCAATGGCGGCGAGATCGGCGAAGAGGCGCTGTCGCGCCTCGACCTCGAGCGCATGCAGTTCGCCTCGGCGCTGAGCTCGAACATTCTGCCGCGTGTCGTCGGCTCGATGACGCTGCGGCCCGGCCTGGAGCACATCGCCGACATCAATCTCGGCGATGTCCGGCTGCTCGAATATTCCTTCGCCGGCTCCAACGCCTCGATGCTGGTGCCGATCCTGTCGAACAACGAGATGCGGGTGTTGAAGGACAACGCCTTCGTCTCGCGCGTCGCCGTCTCGACCGCGATCGTCAATGGCGACTTTAATTCCTTCACCGGCTGGACCAATGCGAGTGCCGTCGGCGCTTCGGCCAATGTCGCCGGCGGCAATCTGGTGCTGACCGGCACCACCCAGGGCAGGGCGGCGGCGCGCCAGACGATATCGGTGGCGGGCGGCGACCTGGGCAAGGAGCATGGCCTGCGCATCGAAATCGTCCGCGGCCCGGTCTGGGTGCATATCGGCACAACTGCCGGGGCAAGCGACATCCTGCCGCTGTCGATCCTCGACGACGGCGACCATTCGATCGCCTTCACGCCCAACGCCGCAAGCATCCATCTCGAAATCTACACCGACAAGGCGCGCCAGGCGCTTGTCGCCCGCTGCCAGATCGACGCGCCGGGAACGCTGGTCATTTCGACGCCATGGACGACGGCCGATCTTGCCGCCCCCCGGCACAAGCAGAACATCGACGTGCTTTATCTCGCCTCACGCCAGTTCCAGCAGCGCGAGATCCAGCGCCGCGGCGACACCAGCTGGGGCATCCAGCGCTACAAGGTCGATGACGGCCCCTTCGTCACTGCCGACGGCACGGTGGCGCTGACGCCGTCCGTCTACACCGGCAACGGCACGCTGACGGCGAGCCGGCCGCTGTTCGAGGCGAGCATGGTCGGCCGCCTGTTCCGGCTGTTCCAGTCCGGCCAGACCGTGCAGGAAAGTTTCACCGCAGCCCCCGCGAATGGCGCCTCGATCCGTGTGTCGGGTGTGAACGCGGCACGCGATTTCACCTTCCAGGTCTCCGGCACCTGGGCCGGCTCGGTCCGGCTCGAGGTCGCCACCGATGACGGCAGCGGCAATCCCGGCGCCTGGAGCACGGTGAGCACCTATGCCGCCAACACCGGGCCGACCAATTACCGCGACCCCGACAACAACGTCGTCAAATTCTTCCGTTTCGTCGCCGTCACCTTCACCAGCGGCACCATCGACACCTCTCTGGTCTACACCGGCGGCAGCCAGGTCGGCATTGCCCGCATGACAGCCTATGTCAGCGCAACGGTGGTCGCCATGGAGGTGCTGAGCCGCTTCTATTCGCTGAGCCCGACCTTCGAATGGGACTTTTCGACCTGGTCGGACTTCGACGGCTGGCCGTGGGGCATCGAGGCCTTCGGCGGCCGGCTGTATTGGGGCAAGGGCGACTTCGTGCACGGCTCGGTGCCCGATGCCTTCCACAGCTTCAACGACAATGTCGAGGGCGACAGCGCGCCGATCTACCGGTCGATCGGGGCCAGCACCGACAGGGGCATCCTGTGGCTGCTCGGCCTGCAGCGGCTGATCGCCGGCACCGACAATTCCGAAATCTCGATCAAGTCGTCGAGCTTCGACGAGCCGCTGACGGCGTCGAGCTGGTTCCCGGTCGATGGCTCGACGCAGGGCAGCTACGATCTGCGCGCGGTCAAATGCGACAAGGACGGCATCTTCGTGCAGAGCAGCGGTCTCCGGGTCTTTGCGCTGATCGCCGAGCAGGGCACGCTCGATTACAGCGCCATGGACCTGATGGCGATGCATGAGGAGGTCTGCGGCGGCTCGCCCATCGTCAGCATGGCCGTGCAGCGCCAGCCCGACACGGTTGTCTGGTTCATCCTCGAAAACGGCGAGGCCCGCGCGCTGACCTATCGCCCTTCGGAAAAGGTCGTCGCCTGGTCGCGTGTCGTCACCGACGGCGCGTTCAAACAGGTCATCGCCTGCCGCGGCAAGGGCCAGGACAATGTCTATTTCGCCGTCATCCGCAACGGCACGCAGCGCCTGGAAAGGCTGGCCGACCTGAAGGACTGTCGCGGCGGCAAGGTGAACTGCCTGGCCGACGGTTTCAGGCGCTTCGTCACCGCAGCGGGGCAGACGACGTTTGCCGTGCCGCATCTCAACGGCAAGGGCGTCACCGTCTGGCTCGATGGTGCGGCCCTGCATGACCAGGACAATCTTTATCCTGTAACCTCGGGGCAGGTGGTGCTGCCGCCGCAGCCGGCCGGCAAAGCGGTGGTGATCGGCCTGCCTTATGTCGGGCGCTGGCAGTCGACAAAGCTCGCTTATGGCGCTGCCAACGGTACGGCGCTGTTCCGCAAGAAACGTGTCTCGCAGCTCGGCGTCTATCTTGTCGACACAATGCTCGACGGCCTGCGTGTCGGCAACGGCTTCGCCAGCCTGCACCGGCTGACAGTGACCAAGGGCGACAAGCCGATCGCCGCGAACACGCTGTTTTCCAGCTTCGACGCCGACATGATGTCGGTGTCGAGCGACTGGGACACCGACAGCCGGCTCTGCCTCGAACATCGCTCGCCCTATCCGTTCACCGCCGGTTCGCTGGTGCTGGATGTGAAGACCAATGGCTGACGTCAGGCCCGCCGACGACATCGACTTCGCCCGCTTTTATGGCGGCGTGCAGGTGACCGGCCGGTGGATCGGCCGCGGCCTCTGGCGCCGTCGCCTGCTCGCCGGTTTCGGCTGCGTCATCGAGACGGCAGACGGCGAATGGATGGCCTTTCTCGAAGTTCCCGCCGAGGCGCGCAGGCCCTTCATCTTCCGCCACATCCTCCAGGTGCTGGCGGAGGTGAAGGCACGCGGCGCCCGCGTCATCAAGGCGACCTGCGACACCCGGATCCCGCGCGCCGAAGCGCTGATGTTGAAGCTCGGCTTCAGGCCGACAGACGAAATGCTGGACGGAAAGGTGGTGTGGCAATGGGTTTCCTGACACCGGTGCTCGGGGCAATCGGCACCATCATGTCGGTTGCCGGCACGATACAGGAGGGCCGCGAGCAGAAGGCGCGCTTCCAGTACGAACAGAAGGTTGCCGCCCAGCAGGCCGACGAGGCGACGGCGGCTAGCCAGCGCGACGCCATGGCCCGCTACCGCGAAGGCCGGCATCTGCTGTCGCAGCAGCAGGCGGCCATTGCCGGCTCGGGCGGCACCATGACCGATCCCTCGGTCATCGACATCATGGACGACACGACGGAGCGGGTGCGGCTCGCTGCCGAAACCGACATCTACAAGGGCGAGCAGCAGGCGCGCGGCTACAACGACGCCGCCAAGGTGGCCGGCTACAACGCCGAAAGCGCCATGCGAGCGGCCCGCATCAAGGCCACGACCAACTTGTTCTCAGGCATGTCGTCGCTGTTTAGCCGGTTCGGCGAAAGCAACAAGAAGACCGCGACCTCGTCGACGGTCACGCCTCCCTATCCTTCCTTGGGGTGAATAGCGCATGGTGACAATTCCCACAGCTCGCGACGTCGCTTACTCCGATCCGCGTTCGGGCCGCATTGCCAATGCCGGGCCCACGCCCATGGTCGGCGCTGCTATGCAGGACGCTGGTCAAGCCATCGTGCAGGCGAGCTACAGCCTGCAAGAGCTTGCCGAGCGCGAAAAGATCGACGTCGCCAACGACCGGTCGAATGCCGTCTCGACCAGCCTGACGCGGTTTCTCGCCGATGAGGAACAGCGTTTCCTCAAGGCGCGCGAGGAGAGCTCGGAAAGCGGCATCGGCTTTACCCGCCAGTTCATGGAAGGCCACCAGCAGCGCGCCAACGATTTTGCCAAAGCCAATTTCGAAGGCCTGACCAAGGATGCGCAGACCACCTATCTCAACAACATCCTGGCGCGCGGCAACGTGCTCTACGAGAAGGCCGACGACTACGAGCGCCAGGCGAAGGGCGCCTATTACGACCGCACCACCAACACCAATCTCGACACCTACCGGACCCAGATAAAGAACAATGCGGCGAACTTCGAGGATTTGAAGCGTCAGGGGCTGGAAGCGATCAACTCGGCAAACATGCCGGAGCCATGGAAGGCGGCGCGCCGCCAGCAATGGGAGGCGGACGCTGCCGAAAGCAAATGGCGCTGGAAGTTCCAGCAGGACCCGACACAGGCCATACAGGACATTCGGGGGCAGTCTGGTTCGGTGGTCGACAAGATCATCGCCGTCGAGAGTGGCGGCAACCCATCGGCCCAAAATCCGAATTCGTCGGCGGCGGGGCTTGGTCAATTCATCGACTCGACCTGGCTGGCTATGATCAAGAAATACCGGCCAGACATCGCAGAGGGGAAGTCGGCCAAGGACATCATCGCGCTGAAACGGGACGGCAGTCTGTCGCGCGAGATGACCCAGCACTATGTCGACGAGAACCAGGAATTCCTTACAAATCAGGGCCTCCAGACCACGGATCGCAACACCTATCTGGCGCACTTTCTCGGCCCGCGTGGCGCGGCACAGGTTCTGAAGTCCGACCCGTCGGCTCCAACAGCGTCGATTCTGGGTCAGGATGCCGTCAATGCCAATCCGTTCCTGAAGGGCAAGAATGCGGCCGACGTTGTTGCATGGGCCGACAAGAAGATGGGCGGCGCCGGCGTCACGAGCGAATATGACGCCATCCCTTATGAACGCCGGGATCAATTGGCGTCATGGGGCGAGACGGAACACAGCCAGCAGGTGACGAAAGACCGCGCCAAGACGAAGCATCACTATGATGACCTGATTGCCACCGAGCCGGACACAGTTCGGGAAAGCGTCATCCTCGATGACCCGAAGCTCGACAACGGCGACAAGGCCGTTCTGGTGAATGCTCTCCGCACTGCGCAGAAGGACAGCGGCGCAGTGAATGCCATGATCGGCGCCATTGCAAAAGGCGACGTGTCGGTGAATTCTTTCGACAACGACCAGACGAAGGTCGCCGACAGTGCCTATGGCAAGCTGCTCGGGGCGGCGGAAGACGCCGACCAGCAGAAGGCCATCACGTCCGAATTTGTTGCGCGCACCCGCTACATTCCGAAGAGGGTTCAGGCAGAGCTGCGCAATGGTGCCGCGTCGGCGGATGCGGCGACAATGGCGCAGGCCATGGAGGCGAGCCTTAGCCTGTCGAAGACGGCCCCCGCATCCTTTGACGCCTTCGAGGGTTCGGCTGCTGTCCGCAAGAAAATGGACGTGTACCGGGCCTTCACCCAAGACATGGGTTTCACTCCGGAGGAAGCGGCAAAGAAGCTGATCAAGGCGAATGATCCGGCCTATGCCGGTCCACGTGAAGCGCTCTTGAAATCGAAAACGGTTGCCGACGAACTGAAGAAGGTAGATGCGGCCTCGATTGCGGCGACCTTCGACAACAGTTTCCTTGGCATTGCTTCAAACCCGTCACTGGGACCGAACGAGATGGCCGCCGCGGCCATGGTCGAGAATTTTCGCTCGATCTACGAGGAAGCCATCGTGGATGCAGGCGGCGATCTGGTCGCAGCCAAGAAAGCAGCGACCGAGCGGTTTCATCGCACCTATGGCGTGTCCGGGCTTTCCACCATGGGCAGCAAGGTGGTCGTCAAAAACCCACCGGAAAAGCGGTACGAGGTGGGGCCAGACGGCACGCACGACTACATTCGTGACCAGCTTGCCGCCGCTCTGAAGGAACAGGGCATAGAGGCTGATGAGGTCTTCCTGAACCCCGATATCGATACGGACCAAGATATCCGTGCGGGCCGGCCGGCTGGCTATCGTGTGCACTACGAAAAGGACGGCACGCTAGTACTGTACAATTTCCCGTTCTATGCCGACCCAAAGGCCGCCAAAGCGGAAGCCCTGAAGGCATCCGAAGCGAAGAACCAGAAAAACAAGGCGGCCATCATCGAAGACACCGCCGCAGGCAAGGCCGCGCTCGCGGCGACTGAGGGTAGCCCAGACTGGATGCGGGCGCAGGCGGTCGAGGCGGCGCGCTACAAGGCGCGGCTTGAACGAGCGCGTCGAGAAGAAGAGCCCGTAGAAAAAGAGCCCGTAGTCGACGTTGGCCCTCTGGGTGGGAGCCGCGACGAGGAAAAGCTTCAACCTACGCCATGGAAGGCCATGTAATGCCGTTTTACATTGATCGCCTCATTGAGGAGGCTGGGCCCCTTGGTGTCTCGGAATTCGACAAGCCTGACCCGACGTTCCTTGAGACGGTTTTTGCCGCCTATCGCAACGGCAACATGGTGGGTTCCACCTTCACGCAGGTTCGCAACAACATGGCGGCCGGCGACGTCGTTACTCCCGACCCCGACTACAATGTCTATCAAGACCCCGAAATGAAGCCGTATCTCGACGAGGATCCGACCATCGGCGAAGACATTTTCAACAGGGCTGCCGCCGGCGCGAGGCGAGCGCAGATCGACCAGGAGAAGAAGGACAAACAGACGCTTGCTGCCAGCGGCTGGACCGGCACTGGCCTGACAGCGTTCGCAGGCTTCACCGATCTGCCCACCCTGCTGCCTGGCGGGTCACTGGTGCGCTCTGGTCGCGTAGGCTACTCGGTGTTGCGGTCGGCGGCGGCGAAAGGTGTGGCGGATGGGGTAGGCACGGCGTTGCAAGAAGCCTGGTTGCACGCCACGCAGGAGACACGCACAGGGCGTGAAAGCGGGGTTAACATTGGCGGCTCCGTGATCCTGGGCGGCTTTCTCGGTGCCGGTGCCTCTCGGCTCTTATCTCATGGCGAATGGTCGCGCGTTTCGAAACAGCTGGAAGCTGATCTCGCCGATGACGTCCTGAACCCGGCCGCTGTCTCCGAAGCCATCGTCAAGCGCATGCTGTCGGCTGGTGCCGCGGCTACCGATGATCTGGACTTATCCGACCTCGGCATCGGCGGATCGCGGGCAGCCGAAGTTGTCGCAAGGGCGACGGCTGCGGCGCGCATCAATCCCGGTATCCAGACGATGCTGTCGCTTTCGGCAAAGGTCCGCGAAATCTATCGCAGGCTGGTCGACAACCCGATCGACACGACCATGAACATGGAAGGTCGCAGCTTGGGCGCTGACGTAGAAAACTCTGTGAAGCTCTATGAACGCGGGGCCGTGGCCGACTGGAGGGTGGGTGCGAAGAAACTCTATCGTGATGCCCGAAAGACCGGATATTCGGGAACTTGGGGAGAGTTCTTAGAGGCCGCGGCGAAAGCCGGCCGGCGCAACGATATCGACCCAAACGGCAATGAGTTTGTAACCCGTGTCGCGCAGGAGGCGCGCGCCAAGGTCGTCGACCCGCTTCTTGCTCGCGCAAAGGAACTCGAGCTTTTGCCGCGGGACGTCAAACCGACGACCGCAGCCAGCTACGTCACGCGCCTGTGGAACCGCCCGCGCCTGATCGGCGAGGAAACGCGGTTCCGGGAGATTTCCCGGAGATACTTCAACCGGATGATGGATCAGGCTGTGGTCCGGCAAGAGGAAATCCCTGAGTTCCTCAGCACAAGCGACCGCGCCGACTATGTCGAGGAAATCGTCTCGGCTGTCTTCAACAACCTGACGGGCCGAGGCGTGGCTGATGTTCCCGAATGGCTGGTGCCGGTGAAACGCGGACCGCTCAAAGAAAGGGTGTTCAACATCGCCGACGAGGAAGTTGAGGACTTCCTCGAAAACGATATGGAACGGATACTTCGCCGCTATGCCCGAACGATGGCGGCGGAAGTCGAGCTTACCCAGAAGTTCGGCCGTGCTGACATGAAAGAGCAATTCGACGAAATCATCCGCGAATACGATGGACTGCGCAAAGCAGCCACGACACCAGAAGAACGCCAAAAGCTGGTGGACGCTGAAAAGCGCGACATGACCAATCTTCAGGCGTTCCGCGACATGATCCGCGGCACGTATCGCGCGGCTGAAGAGGGGAGCGCCTGGAGTGCGATCACGCGCGCTGCGCTGACCTGGAACCGTGCGCGCCTCATGGATGGCGTAGCGATGCCCAGCCTTGTCGATGCTGCCAACGTCGTCGGCAAGTTTGGAATGCAAGCGTTCATGTCCGATGCGCTGCCGGCACTCGTCAGCGGCACCAAGGCGGCTCGCATCGTTCGACAGGACGCCCGTGACCTGGGCTTGGTGACTGAGCGGGTGCTTCAGGCGCGCCTGGCATCGCTGGCCGACCTTCAAGACCCGTATCGTTATGGATCCAGGTACGAGAAATTCCTGTCGAACGCCTCAAATCTGTTTTCCAAGGCGACGGCGCTGTCTCTGTGGAACGACACCATGCGCACCGTCGTTTCGGTGATGTCGCAGAACCGTCTGTTGCAGAACATCGAGAAGGCTACGGCCGGGGGGGCGCTCGACTTCAACCGCATTGACACCGCCTACATGGCAATGCTCGGCATTGACGAGCATATGGCCCAGCGCATCGGTGACCAGTTCCGCCGGCACGGCCTCCAGGAAGAAGGCATCTACGGCGCCAATGCTTCGCGTTGGGATGATGAGGTCGCGAGGCGCGTATGGGCCGCTGCCCTGAACAAGGATGCCGACCGAACCATCATCACCAAGGGCGTTGCAGACAATCCGCTCTGGATGAAGTCTAACGTCGGGAAGCTGGTTTTTCAGTTCAAATCGTTCGCATTGGCGTCGCACCAGCGCATTCTGATCGCCGGTCTTCAGGAGCGCCCGCATCGCCTGGCGGAAGCCATGGTCTTTGCCACCGGCGTCGGCATGATGATCAGCTATCTGAAGCATGCCGAGCGTGGCGACTTCGACGAAGCTGATCGGCTAATGAGCAATCCAGGGCTCTGGATAGCGAACGGACTGGACCGCTCCGGCATTCTCGCGATCCCGTTCGAGATCAGCAACACTGTCGAAAAGCGCGGTGGTAAGGGGTTCGTCTCGTCCGCACAGGCTATCGCCGGGGACAAAGACCGTGGCGGAAGCTCGTCGCGGTATGCCAGTCGAGAGCCATGGGGGGCCGCAGGTGGCCCATCAGTCGGCCTGTTTGAAGATCTGCATACTCTTGCACTGCAGGCATCTGGGGGGGACTTCAACAAGGCCGGAGCGAATCCCCTGCTGCGGCAAATTCCTGGCGCCGCCCTGCCAGCAGTCCGTTCAATTAAGCCCGCGTTGGTCGATGCCGTCGAAAACTGACGCTCAATCTACGGAAAGGGCGCTGTATGAGTTGGGCAGCCTTCGCTGGAGATGGACGCTGCCGATTCTATTCGATGTCGCGTGCTGCTGCAGGTGAAACCCGGTCGAGCATCGGCGGGTTCAGTTCGCCGAAGCGCTTGAAGCGTTCGCGCCAGGCGTCTTCGGGGAGTATGTAAGCGGTCCACCAGACATCCAGGAAGTCCACCTCTACCCAGTGGGAGTTGGGCTCGAGCATGGCGAATGCTCCGCCTTCACCGATGATCCCTGGACGGTTGTCCCAATCCACCAATTTGGCGGGCCCCTCGTAGCGTTTCGTTTCAGGTGGTGGAGCACCTCCAGGTCGGACGGTCGGTTGCGCCCGGAGTGAAGGCAACACCTGGTCGAGCATCGGCGGGTCGAGTTCGCCGAAGCTGCTGAAGCGTTTGCGCCAGATCTCTTCGGGAAGTACGTCACCGGACCACTGGACATCTACGAAGTCCACCGGCTCCCAGAGGGAGTTTGGCTTGAGCATGGCGAATGCTCCAGCTTCACCAAAGATCGCCGGACAGCCGTCCCAATCCACCAATCGGGCGCCGCGCCTTGGCATTTCCGGTGAATTGCCGGGTCGTTCTTTGGCCGTCCACCCGAAGAGCAGGGAAAACAGGCCCCTGAGGAAACCCAGATTTTCCTGCGTTGGACTGGCCATCCAGACGCCAACGGAAAACCCGACCATCACGACCGGATCGGCATTGGTCACACACGGCTTGTTGTAATTGGCGATGATGGTGGCGAGCTCATCCCGATTGCGAAGGCCGATGACTTCGAGCGTCGCGTGCGTGCTGGCATACTCGAAATTCGTGCCGATCTTGAACGAGAAATGTTTTGCGGCCACCATTGCGAACAGGCCCGCGAGCAAGCGCACGTCGCTGTCGACGACCGAGCGGGGTGTAATGATGTGGCTTACGAGAAGTGCTGCCGAGCGCGGCGCAAGCTGGATATCGGACCCGGCGGCTATCCGCTCGCCGCCGATCGTGGAGATGGCCGAGCGCAGCAAAGCGAGGTTTTGGCTTCTGGCGCGCGCCTCCGCGAGGAGCGCTTCTTCCCTGCGGGCTTTTCTGCTGCGAAACAGATCGAACAGTCCCATGAGAAGCCCGGTCGAAGGTCTGTTTGACCCTGGGTTGAGGCGGCGCAACACCAGTGTATAAAAACGGTAGAAGATCGCGAGCAGAAGCAGGTTCGCGATCAGGCCCAACGCTATGTGCTTGCCGGGAGCCTCGACCGGCCTGAATACCAAGGGCATCAGGACTGCAAACACGATCGCCCCGAGAGAGATCGTCGAGGCAGTCCTGTTCCTGAGTGCGAGAGCGGTCGCCAACAGAAATGCCATGAAGGTCATCCGTGCAGGGTCAATCAACAGTTCGATAAACAGGCCCATCGTCCGAGTTTCGCTTCCTTTCGCGTATAACGTGTATTCAACCTGAAATTGCAGCCTCTTTCAAGGCCGGCTCTCGGCGACGAAATCGCGCTATGCCGCGCTGACAGAGCCGAGCAGCACCACGGCGCCGATTGCCTTATGTCCATCGCCCACAAGCGAACAAGCAATGGTGCCCCCACGCCGGGGTGCCAGGGGCACTCGCGCCACCTGTTTTTGTGCCGATTCGGCGTGGGGCGATCAAGCTTGGCGCAGACCATCCGAAGTGCGGTATCTGTATCTCAGCGCCGGCGCGCTGCCGTCATTTGGTCAGAACATTTCGCCGGTTCCGTAACCATTGATGAAACGGTCCACCAGGCCGACTGAAATCATGATGGCGGCAAACGCTCCGGCGAATATCCAGAGTATGCCCATCGGATTCTGGCGCAGAAAACGGACGTTCTCCTCTCTGTTTTCTGCATGAAAGAACGACAAGCACAGGATGAAAAGCGTGATCGCCCCGGCGCCGATGGCGGCGTGGACCCATGAGAACCAGATCAGGAAGGTGTCGAGCATCGGCGCAGAATCCTAGGGCGTGGCGGCTGGAAGAGGATACTGCGGCCGTGGTGCCGTTGGCGGCCCTTCAGTTCGCCTGTTTGAGGATCTGCATACGCTTGCACTGCAGGCATCTGGGGGGACTTCAACAAGGCCGGAGCGAATGCCCTGCCGCGGCAAGTTCCTGGCGCCGCCCTACCAGGAGTCCGTTCAATTAAGCCCGCGTTGGTCGATGCCGTCGAAAACTGACGCTCAATCTACGGAAAGGGCGCTGTATGAGTGAACCTTGCTGGCGGCGATTTTGGCGATCCTGCTGAGTGTGCCAAAGTCCGGGTTCCGCGTTGGTTTCGCCATAGCAATGATGGTCTCGAAGTAGGCGCTCTTGCGGCGCTCCAACTCGATTTCCATCTGCTCAAACTGGCTATCTGATATCTCCCCCCGGACTGATTTCACGAACAGGCTGGCCTTCTCTGCATAGAACCTTGCCAATTCGTCCGTCGACAACTCGCCAGCGAGCGTTTCCAAGCCAACGTAATGGCGGGCTATGACCTTCCTCGCCCACATAAACCCGTCCTTGGCGTTCTCTGGGTCGTTGAACATTCTCTTTGCTTTCTCGGTCAGCAGGTTTTCTGCGGTCTTGACCACAAACAGCCGCTCAACCTCAGGTGCCGTTTTCAGGTTCTGGGCATCATCTGGCAAGAACTGCGCTTGAGCGGCGCAGATCAACAGCAGCAGCCCGGCTACGGCTGCAGTCATCAGGCTCAATGCCCTAGCGCTCGTACACATTGAAGGCCCCCGCACCGACCCGAACAGCTCGCGCAAGCGAGCCGTTTCACGCTGAAGATAATTCATGGCGACAGAATTCGACAACTCCTCGCCGGCACGACGCTCACCAGCGAAACCAGCGAATATGTCCTGGTGTCCGAGCTGGGGCGCGAATATCGGCACAGGAACCTCATGCCAAAGCCGTTGGGACGCTCGGCTGATCAGCAGCGCGGGCCAGGAATACGAAAATTTCTTTGCTGCCTGGGATGTTGCGGGCTTATTGGTTGGCCATATCCTTGGCAAACCTGCAGAGGTTTTCAGGCGGCGGGGTACGGCCCAAGTTCTCCCGGCTGAGCAAGCCAATCATGGTCAAGATGCTCGAATCGTACGGGGTGGTGGGCGTGGCGCCAATGACGATCGCCACGGCCGCCCCTGTGTCAGGGGGCTCATCTGTATTCCCGTGGCAGGGTCCAAGGTGTACCCATGCTGCTGCGGTCTTTTTCGCGGCGTAGGTCATAGGCCCGTCCAACTCGAACTCTTTGGCAGCCAGATCCAGTTGTTCGTTCCAGAGAATTACCTGTTCTGTGTAGCTCAATTCCTTGAACCCGGCCTCAGTGGGGCCCGTGGCGAAGATCAATGCAAGCATCCCGACGTGTAGTCGCATCAACACCCCCAAACTGCGAACTTCATCCCGGCGCCAACGCACTCCTTCAATGATGCCTCGCGCATGACGTGCATTGAGCCCGAAACAAGCACCTGTTTCAAGGCATGCCCTAGTCACAGACCAAAGAGTTGAAACTTCCATCCAGCACGGTATGGCAACGGCCGCTGCCTATGGCTCTCATGCGCCAGCCGATGCCGGGGATGTCGCCGGTGACGATAGCCAGGCCAAGCGTCAGCAAGGCAAACGTCACGATGCCGATCATCCAGCCCAGCCAGTCCTTGCTGGACGCTCTGGCAAGTCTGATGCCGATCCAGGCGCCGGCCGCCATTGCGCCCGCAAACCCGCCAAAATGCAGCAGATAGGCAACAAAGGTCTCGGCGACCCCTGCCAGGAAATCGTGTTCCCCCCAAGCGGTGCGAACGGATTCGAGCAGCACCATGGCGCCGATGCCGGAAGTCAATCGCGCCCAGATCGGCCATTCCGACCATCGGTCAAACAGACGAACAAGCATTGGTGCCCCCGAGGTCGCCGCGGTCCGAGCTCGCTTGCGCCACTGGTTTTATGCCGGGTCCGCCCGGGGCGATCAAGCTTGGCGCAGATCATTCCAAAGTGCGGGGTCTGTATCTCTGCGTCGGCGCGGTGCCCTGCCGCCGGTTGGCAACATTCGCTCCTGAACAGACGTCGATCGATGTCGAACAGCGCCGGCGCCTGGTTCGCGCCAGGCGCAAAGAACATCGGCCTCACATCACCACCCTGAACAGCTCGCTGCGGCGAGCCGCTTTGCTTTGAGGATAAGACATGGCGACGGAATTCGACAATTCGCTGCATTGGGGCCTGTTCCTCACTGGAACGACGCTGACCAGCGAGACCGGCAAATATGTCAGGGTCTCCGAGCTGGTGTTGTCGGCGCTGCGGGCGGCCGGCGTGTTCAGCACCATGGTCGACGGCGTCGTCGCACCCGCAACCGACAAGCTGTGGCTCGACAAGAATGTCGATCCGGCCGTGCTCAAGGAATGGGACGCGACCGGGGCGTCATGGGTGCCGATGAGTTATGACAGACTGTTCGGCCGCGCCGCTCTGGACAAGCTTACGGTGACGGGCGGGACAGGCAATGCCGTGGTGGTGTCCCAACCGCCAGGCTTCCAGGCAAGCCGCCTCTATCTGATGACGCCGACGCAGAACAACAGCGGCGCCGCGACGATCACCGTCTCCGGCGTCGGCAGCTATGGCGTCAAATATGGCAACGGCGCAGACATCGGCGCGACCGAGTTCACCGCAGGGCGGCAGGCGGTGCTGTTTTTCACCGGTGTCCGTTTCGAGGTGGTGTTTCCGCTCAGTGGTCTGACGTCAGCTGTTTTGGCTGCGCAGGCATCCGCCAGCGCAGCGGCGGCATCGCAGGTCGCCGCGGCTGGCTCGCAAGGTGCTGCCGCCGGGTCAGCGTCCCTGGCACAAGAATTCGCCACCCAGGCGGAAGACGTGCCGATCACCGGCTTCCCAGCTTTGCGCTCGGCGCTGCATTGGGCAGCCAAAGCTGCGGGCTATGTTGCCGGCAACATCGGCGTTGCAATCCACGGCTTCGCCAACAAGGCGACCTTTACAGACGCCGACGAACTGCTGATTGCCGATAGTGCCAACAGTTGGAACGGCAAGCGGCAAAGCTGGGGACAGCTCAAGACCAATATCGGCATTGCCGACAATCTGCGCCTGAGTGCGTTGAGCGCGTCATCAATACACGTTGACGCGAACAACATGATCGAAAGCGGCTGGTATTTCGCCAATGGAACCTCTGTCGCCAACTTGCCCATCGCGGGTGGAGCCGGGCACGGATACATCCATGTCTTCCAGCAATCCAATACCGGGCCGAGTGCATATGCGACCAAGCAGATCTACTACGAGGGTGCGGGGCATCGTACCTTCACCCGCTATCGTTGGTACTCGACAGGCGCTTGGGGTGGCTGGGTGGAAACGACGAGCGTGAGCGCAGTACGCTCCGACACGTCTAAACGACTTGATGTCGGCTACACCAATCTAACAGTCACTCCTGGCGTGGCCAACACGATTAGCTCGGGAACCTTCACGGTCGATTTCACCGCCGGCGCGTTTATTATGTACGGCAACGGCGGCGCTCATACCCTCGCCCTTCCGGCCGCCGGCACGACTTCCGATAGCAGCAACGTTGTCCTGCGCTTGTACAACGTGACGGGCGCTGGCCTGATAACAATTAGCGGAGCCTCTAAGGTTACAGGCGACCCGCTCACCACGACCGTCGGCCACAATTTCTACATCTACATTACTCGGGTAGTAGACGCGAAGCATGTTCACGTGGTGGCGATGCAATGAGCCTCTTTCGCGTCAATTGCCCTCATGCTCGCCCTGGGGCGGTTATCTCAGGCACGCCGGCGACCGAACAGTTGCCGGCCGACAGCACCTCCTACACGTTCACAACCTTGACTGCTGGTGTGACACCGGGAGTTTATCCCATCATCGGCGTTATGGGCCGGTCTGGATCATCTACACCAACAATCTCTACCGTCAAGATTGGTGGCGCCGATTGCGTCCCGATGGCGACAATGGTGCAGGCCACCGGGAATGTGGCCAATTTTTTCCTTGGCCCTCGTGGCAAAACAGGGAATGTCGACGTTGCCTTCAGTAACAACATGGTGCGGGCTGGGGCTTGTCTCTGGCCGGTGCAAAACCTTGCATCGCTCTACGCCACCGGTGAAGCGCAATCCAATGCTGCAGCTAACACTCTCAGCGGCTCAATCAGTTGCGAAGCCGGCGGCGCTATCCTAGGCATGTACTACAACGGCATGCTCTCCGGTGGCGTGGCATGGAGCAACCTCACTGAGAGGTTCGAGTTGACGTTGGAGGGCGTAGCGCTCCTGTCTGGCGCGTCCCAAGACTTCGCCACGGCACAGGTCAACCGCTCCATATCTGCGGGGATGACTGGAAACTTCTGGCCAGTCATGACTCTCATCGCCATTCGCTAAGGAGACCGAGAATGCTGGGATTGCTAAGTAATGGCGCATTTGTCCGGCAGGTGCCGGAGAGCGCTACTCTGGAGGTGGAGCCGCTGCTGTGGGTATCTGGCGCGGCTGATGGTTGGGAGCATGGTTCGCATGCGCTTCGGACCATCGTACGTCAGAATCCGCCACAAGGGGCGTCTGTACGATCATGGAGTGTTGAGATGATCGACGGCGTCCCCACAGAAATTGCAGAGCTTTTGCCCCCGCCAACAATCGAACAGATTCGCGATGCCATGCCTGACCTCAACCCAGCCCAGATGCGACTTGCGCTCTTTGAGATCGGCGTGACCGAAGCGGACATTGAAGTAGCACTCGCTGATGACCCGCGTGGCTTGATCGAGTGGAGAACGCGGCCGCGATACCGGCGGCTTCATCACCTGGTCGTAAGGCTGTCGGCGGCCGACAAGCTGAACGTTCCGGCCGCGCAGATTGACGACCTTTGGATGTGGGCGGCAGGGCTATAGGCCGTCCAATGCTTTGCGCCCCTTCTCCGCAAGTTCGAGAATAAATACTGGGCCGAAATCACCTTCTTGGTCGCTCACAAGAACAAGCTCTGCGTCGATCAAATCGCGCCATTCGCCTATCTGTTTGGCGGTCAGTGGCATCGGCAAGAGCTTTAGTCGCTCGATCTGTGTAGGTTGGTGCATGATGTCGCAAACTTTGTCACTCTGACTGGTCGCTTGCAAGCCTAACCGGCTTTGCCTGCTGACACTTCATCCAGACAATCTGAGTAAATAGCATAGGCCGCATCTTCGCATGGTGCCTCAGGCTGCGTCGCCATTTTCCGGCCCGAGTCGCATAGCGGGCGATGTCGGCGTCGGGCAGTGCCGCGCGCTGTTCAAGCCAAGCGCAAAGAACATCGGCATGTCTCGCCACTTCACCATTAAACAGCTCGCCGCGGCGGGCCGCTTTGCCTTGAGGACAAGATATGGCGACGGAGTTCGACAATTCGCTGCATTGGGGTTTTTTCCTCACCGGCACAACGCTGACCAGCGAGACCGGCAAATATGTCAGGGTGTCCGAGCTGGTGCTGTCGGCGCTCAGGGCTGCGGGCGTGTTCAGCACCATGGTCGACGGCATCGTCGCGCCTGCAACCGACAAGCTATGGCTCGACAAGAATGTCGATCCGGCCGTGCTCAAGGAATGGGACGCGACCGGGGCGTCCTGGGTGCCGATGAGTTATGGCAGGCTGTTCGGCCGTGCCGCGGTGGACAAGCTGACGGTGACCGGCGGCACGGGCAATGCCGTCGTGGTTTCCCAACCGGCCGGCTTCCAGGCAAACCGCCTCTATCTGATGACGCCGACGCAGAACAACAGCGCGGGGGCGACGATCACAGTCTCAGGCGTCGGCAGCTATGGCGTCAAATACGGCAACGGCGCAGACATCGGCGCGACCGAGTTCACAGCAGGGCGGCAGGCGGTGCTGTTCTTCACCGGTGTCCGCTTCGAGGTGGTGTTTCCGCTCAGTGGTCTGACGTCTGCCGTGCTGGCTGCGCAGGCTGCTGCCGGCGATGCAGCGGCTTCAGCGAGTTCCGCGACAGGTTCGGCAGCAACGGCAACCACACAAGCGTCGAACGCCGCGACCTCGGCGACCAACGCGGCGAACAGTGCCATGGCCGCGGCGACCTCAGTCGCGGCACTGCCTTACAATTTCTCCACCACGACGACCGACGCCGACCCAGGCGCCGGCCTCTTCCGGCTCAACAACGCAGCGCCCGGCTCTGCCACTGCAGCCTACATCGACAACACCGATGCGGATGGCGTTTCGGCGATCGGCGTGCTCGATAGCTGGGACGACAGCACGAGCACGGTTCGTGGTGTCCTCACAATCCGCGCGAAGACGAACGCCACGATCCGGCATACCTACAATGTGACCGGCTCCGTGGTCGACGGGACGGGCTATCGCAAGCTGACGCTGGCCTATGTCGGCGGCTCCGGCACGCTGACCAACGGCGCTGCGCATTGGCTGTTCTTCGAGAGGGCAGGCGACGCGGGAGAGGTAACGCTAAATGCCATCCAAACGCTTTCCAACAAGACGTTGGCAAGTCCCGTAATCACCGGAACATTGAACGCCCAAGGCTGGATTGTCGCGACGAGCACCATCGGGTCTGTGGGAGCGACCCCTGCGCTGGAACTCTACCGGGATGCTGTGGTTACCGGGAACGTCGGTATCATCCGATTTCCTGGGAAAAACACCGCCGGGACGAAGATCAATTACGGTGACATCGTTACGACGATCATGAACAACGGTGTGGGGGCGGAATCCAGTATCCTGGATTTCCGGACCTATTGGGCTGGTACCTACGCGGTCAAATTCAGCATCGGCTCCGGTTTCTGGATGAACGGTGCAACGGGCGGCGATCCCGGCACAGGAAAGATCAATGCGACCGAACTGCTCCAGAACGGGGTGGCGGTAGCCGCCAGTCGGTTCGTTGCGAAATGCTGGGGCTACGCTACCGTCTCAGGCGGCGTCCCAACGCTCCAAAATTCCTACAACATCGCGGGCATTGTCGATAACGGCACCGCTGACATTTCTTTCACGGTGGCAACCGACTTTTCAAGCGCGAACTGGGCGTGCATTCCGGGCGTCACATTTGCCCTCGGAAATCCAAACCTCATTTCCTTGGTAATTCAGTCCCAAGCGGCGGGCACCGTGCGCTTGCAGAAGTGGGATGGCGCCGTGACTGGTACGTCCACTTCCCCTTTTTCTGAGCCGCTTGCCTGGTCAATGGCCGGCTATGGAGATCAATGATGAAGCCAGAAGTTCAGCATATTCTCGTTCGCAGGCCGGACGGCTTTGTCTCAGTTGCTCAGTTCGTTACCAAGGGTGCTGGTGGCACGCAAGAAGCTCCAGTCATCGTGGAGTTGGAGGCTACTGACGAGGCGATCGAGGCATTTCTCGTCAAATCCGGCGTGTCGTGGACGGCATGGCGTCGAATCGATCCGACAGACTTGCCAAGCGATGATGCCTTCCGAAACGCTTGGCGTGACAGCGGCAATGTGGTCGATGTCGACATGACAATCGCTCGCGACATTGCGCGCGACCATCTGCGAAAGGTTCGAGCGCCGGTGTTTCTCGACCTAGATGTTCAGGCGGCACGCGCGCTTGAGCGGGCCGATGCTGGCCGCCTCGCCGAAGTCGCCGCAGATAAGCAGCGGCTGCGCGATCTCACTGGCCGTACAGAAATAGCAGGTGCGGAGACGGCAGAAGATTTGAAGGCGGCAGTCGAACAGATTGCCGCTGAAATACTCAATCCACGTTGAGCCGTTCCCCAGAGAGGATGAGATATCCTAAGTCAGACGTCATGCCAAACCTCTAACTGGCGCACCTGCTTCGCTGCGCGATGCTGCGCGCTGCGCGCTCGGCCTGCCTTCCACGGCCGCAAACCGGCTTTTCAGGCGCTCCAGCCATCGCTCGAACCCATAATAGCTGATGACGGAAAACATGATGGTCGAGGCAAGGGCCGCCGAGAAGAGCATCAAATAGTCGATAACATGGACACTTGCATCCAGCGGTCTTGCCAGCCAGTCGCCGAGCGTCTTCTGGGCGAGCCAGATCGCCAGAACATGGTAGACATAGAGGCCATAAGAAATTCTGCCGAGGCCTCTGAGCGCTTTGAGAGACAGCGCCGCCGAAGCCCATGGCGCACGCAGTACCGCGTCGATCGCACTGCCGCACATCAGCGCGGCGATCGGATAACTCAGCGCAGATGCAGTCGCACCGGTCCACGGCTCGGGGATGTTGAGGAACAGAAGCGCTGTGATCAAGGCGCTGCCGGCTGAAAATCCCCAATGCCACTGCGGGCGAAGGGCGAACAGGATCATCCCTGTAATCACCGACTCCGGCCGCAGAAATGGCGTTACCCAGATTACCGGATGTTTGGCCCCGGCTGCAAAAAAGGTCATTCGCGCCAGAAAGCAGTAAGCGAGCACGACAAGGGCCGTGATCATGAACCTCCGGCTGCCGAGCCGGCGGAGGGCCAAAAAGGCAAACGGAATAAGCAGATAGACCTGAAACTCGAAAGACAGCGTCCAAAGATGGGCGCTGAACGGGATCGAGAGGTTGTAGCCGTTTAGCCAGGTCACGAAGTTGTCGACAAACAGCGCAAGCGCGGCAAGTCGAACTGGGCCCAGGCCATCCGGCGAGCCGAAAATGATCAGCATGAGAGCCGGCAAGGCCACCATCAGAGGATAAACACGCAGCAGCCTGCGAATGTAAAAATTCCTTGCGCTGATGGTCCCGGTCTTTGTGTATTCGGCACTCAGCAGGTGGAAAAACAGAAACGACGAAAGAACGAAGAAGAGCTCCACCCCGACCCATCCGTATCGGTTCAGCTCTACGAGCCATGGCGAGGGTGCGAACGCCGGCAGATGGTGGACGAAAACAAGCAGAAAGGCCAGGAAACGAAGGCCATCCAGCGGCGCCAAATACAGATCGGATGTAGTCTGCCATTGGCTTTTCGGCTGCAGCGTTGCGGCATGCAACGCGCAAGACCCATCATGCACGACAATATCGGCCGTCTCAGCCGTCGTCATTAAGATGATCATATCCCCAAGATGCTTAAAGTTTCGCACCAATTTTGAAAGATCGCAATCCTTCGCAGGATCGAGATAGTCTTTCTCTCTATTGTGCCGCTGCTTGACGGCCAACCACCCCATTCCGAGGAGATCCCATGGACCGCAATTTTGCGCGGGCGCTGACGCTCGTCCTGAAACATGAAGGCGGTTGGTCGGATCATCCGGCCGATCCCGGCGGCGCTACCATGAAGGGGGTGACGCTGGCGAATTTCCGCCGCTACGTGAAGCCTGATGCCGGCAAGGACGATCTGCGCGGGATCACCGACGCGCAGCTGGCCACCGTCTACCGGCGTTTCTACTGGGACGCCGTGCATGGCGCCGAGCTGCCCGACGGCGTCGACTACGCCGTCTTCGACTTCGCCGTGAACAGCGGGCCGGGCAGGGCGGCGAAACAGCTGCAGGGCGTGGTCGGCGTCGTCCAGGATGGGCGGATCGGCCCGGCCACGCTGAATGCCACCCGCGCCATGATGCGGGCCACCGTCATCAACGACCTGTGCGACAGGCGCATGGCCTTCCTGCGCCGCCTCGCCACCTGGCCGAATTTCGGCAAGGGCTGGACGGCCCGCGTCTCCGCCGTTCGCGCGGCAGCGCTGAAGCTGGCCCAGCCGAATGCGCCTGACACCGCGCCGCCGTCACCTGCGCCTGTGGGCAGTCCGGCCGGTAACCCACTGGAAAACCCAGTGGACAACAAGGCACCGACCGCACCCAGCCCCACGCCGCTTCCCGCCGGCAAGTGCCTGGCTTCATTGCTGCACCTCGTCTCCAGGGCGGTTGCCGCCCTCTTCAAGGGATCCCGACCATGGCACCGATAATCCGCATCCTGCTGCGTTATGTCTCGCTTCCTTTGCTGGCGCTCGGCCTGATCCTGCCCGAGGAACAGCAGGCGCTCATCGCTGATCCGCAGCTTGTCGAATGGCTGGGCACCGGCCTCGGCCTCGTTGCCTCGATGGTCGCCGAGGGGTGGTACTGGGGCGCGCGCCGCTTCGGGTGGACGAAATGAGCGATCGTGCCGTCACATCAGGCGAGGCCCTGACCGTCATGGGCTCTGTCCTGGGGCTGGTCGTTGCCGTCGTCATCCTGCTCGTTTTGCACGCCACGCGGCAGCGCTGGGGAAGGGGCGGCTCATGACCATCCTTGGCTTTCTCCTCTCCAACCCGACGCTTCTGGCGGTGATGGGCGGCCTGTTGGCGGCTCTAGTCGCTTTCTCCAAAGGCAACAGCCGCGGCGCCCGCCTCGAGCGCGACAGGCAGGCGAGCGCCGCGCAGAAGGCGAGGGACATCGCCGACGAGGTGCAATCCGACATTGGTGCCATGTCTGCCGAGCAGCTGCGCGCCGAACTCGCCCGCAGGACGCGGCCATGAGGGCGCGGCCAGAAGGACACGATTATGAGGACACCACAATGAGGGCACGGCCATCAGGGCACGACCCTGAAGACGCAAAAAATGAGGAGACGACCATGAAGCGCCGGCTGCTCGACCTGATCACCCGGATCCTGCTGTTGATCGTCGTCCTGACCGGTGCGGCGGCCTGCACCAGCGCACCCGGCAGCATCTGCCTGGGTCCTGACCTGCGCTATCGGCAACAGGTCTATGACGCCATGAACGATGCCGAGGCGGCGCGCCACCTGGCTGCCCTCAAGCTGCGTGAACAGCTCTGCCCGAGGTCGAGATGATCACCCAAGCCACGGCTTTCGACATCAACGACGTGCTGCTGATCGGCTTCGGCCTGGTCTTCGGCCTGGTCTTCGGCTGGCTGGCGGCAAAGGCTTTGACATGAGCGAACGCAACATCGAACTCGACGGCGACCTGCGCTCCCGGCTGGTGGCGCTCGAGCATCAGGGTGCCAGCCGCGACCAGCGCCTGGCCGCACTCGAAGCCCGGCAGCGCCAGAGCGACATCGCCGAGGCGCGCAAGGACGAGCAGTTCAAGCACATGGATATGCGCTTCTCCATGCTCGACGCCAAGATCGACGGTGTCAGCGGCACGCTCAACTGGATCGCCAAGCTGGTCATCAGCGGCATCATCCTCGCCATCGTCGCCTTCATGATGGGCGGCGGCTTCAAGCTGCCGTGACCATATGTGCTATCGCCGTTGGCAGCGATGTTAACGCTTTGCCCCGCTGGCTTCGGCTGGCGGGGCTTTTTGTTGTTTTTTGTTCCAGGCCATTGCGGTGCTGACAGCACAAAACGCTCCGACTATCAGGTAAAACAGCAGACCAAAGGCTTCGGGATCGCCGGGTTCGCCGGTGATGGCATATGAGGCTATGACCGTCACGAAGACAGCAGAAGCACCTACCAGCGCGCCCGCGGACAAGGAGAGCGGGAGCAATGCAAGAACCCGAACGATCCTCGAATTGCTTTCGTCTGTATTAAATATCAAGTAACCGAGTGCCCAGACAAAGAAGAATCCCAGAAGGCCGCCAAAGATCAATACATCCATAGGTTTCTCACTCCGGCACAATGCTTCTGATGTAGCGTCGACGTAAGTGTACCCAAAGTCAAGGACAGTGATTGGTCGCCCGATTCCTTGCGACTCAACCTTGCCGTCCCCGTCGCCTCGAAGGGCTCGTCGGATCGATCGACATGATGTCAGGGCGCTGACCGTTATCGGGACCGGATAGCCGGCCACCTTAAAGCTGCCATCCTCCCAAGTGTCGACGACCTCTATCGTGATCGTGTTCCCGGCCCGAATGTCTCTCGGTTTTTCTGCCGCCTTGGCGTGGCAGAGGAGGCGAATTCAGGCGCGCCCGTCCCACTTCGCCATTCTTCTCCAGCGCGGGCACCGGCAGACAACCGCCCTTTTCGAGCCATTCGCGGATCATGGTCCGCAACAGGTCTTGCCGGCTCATGTTGAGAGTAACCGGTGTTCTTCCCCCCACATTGCCCGCTTTCGCCTGATCCGGGATCGACGTTCCATGGAATTATCCGGCGGCGAAACGCGAGCGCATGGCCGCCCAGTGCGCGCATGCGGTCGCCTTTGGTTGTTTGCCTCAATGCCGAGAGCGGCTATGCTAAACGCATTTGGCCATAACGATCGATGGAAATTCCAAGATGAAAACGGTCGAATATCCCTGTGTTGGTAAGCTTACGTGCCCCAATTGCGCGGTGGAGATACCAGCATGGAGATCATCTGGAATGAGCCAGATGTGCCCGCACTTCTTTTGTTCTGATTGTAACAATGCAATTCTTCGGGAGAAGGACCAAGCCCTCAGCTGGAACCGCGCAAGTTTGGAGGTTTTGCACGACATTGCGTCGTCACTGCCCGAGTGCGCGTGCGGCGGCAAATTTGTGCCGGGAGCAAATCCGAAGTGTCCGACTTGTCACTACGAGTTTCGGCATCAGTCATCAGAGCTCGAGCGGCTGAGCGATCCGCATATCATTCTGATCGACGGTGCCGTGATGTACGGAGATGATGGGCCGAAACATAAGGTCCTGGTCATTCCCAGGGAGCAACTTTAGATGGGCGTTTTTACTTGGGGGATTTCGTTGAGAGCGCATGCACCATTACCACGCAAACTTGCCGTGGCCGTTCTTGCATTTGCTGCTCTTGTCGGCTGCAGCGACAATGGCAAAGACAGCGGTCAAGTGGCAGCTGCAAGCGAATCTGACGATCCAACTGAGGAGCAGACCGTAGCTTTTCTCATAACGGGCATTGATGGTTCGACCAAATTCGATCCCAAAAAGCTCTTTGATCCCGGTTCTAAGATGCCGGAATTCACAATGAAGGCCACGGGAAAGTCGCCGGTGGTTTTTGAGGGAAGTACCGCTAGCCCGGATGGGATGCAGAAACTCAGCCACAAGTCAGTGACGACAAAAACAGGTGACTGTCTGTACCTCGTTGAAGACGACGTGGTTCTTGTCAAAGGCCAAATCAACATCCATCTCCAAGTAACACAAAAGGCGAACCTCAAGAAGTTGACTGAAATCAAGCGCCTCGAACGTGGTGACGGCTTCCTGCTCGAAGGGGCGGAGATATCCTGTCAGAAGGTCGCCAATGGAGTTACGGAAGATTGCACCGATGGTGCCACAGAGTTTTTTACTGCTTCTATTGAACAAGATCGGCTGAGCAAGGCCCTTGCGTTCTACAGGGCCAATTTTTGTAAGGAGGCGGCGTTCTGAATCTGAGGGCGCCTTTTGCATCCGGCGGTGGGAACCAAACGGCTGCCTCGGCATTGTTGCGACGGGCGAAAGGCCAGAACCATCCTGTCGCTCCCATTGGTAAGGCCTGCCGCGAACCCCCTCCGCCGGCAGGCCTTCATTGTTTCAGGGGTGGTTTCGCAGAACACCGGCTTCCTTGGCCGCGGCCCCGACGCCTTCGCGGCTGCCTTGGCATCGGCCATGCCTTCAAAGGCATCGAAACAGGTCTTGCAGGCTTTGCGCCATTTGGGACCGTGCTTGCCGCTGTCGGATAGGGGCCAAGTCTCCATCTGCTCGACAGCGACCTCGACGGACTTCACAACATAGCCGGTGGCGACCTCTTTCACCTGCACTGGCGGTCAAACCACGTCATAGCAGATCATTGCGCCGGGCAGCCCAGCTGGCAATGCGGTGGCTTACTCCATCTCAGGCACGTCGCCGTGCCGATAGAGGATCGTGGGCTCACCGTATTCGCCAATCGCGGGGTTGGCTTCCCGGCTCCAGGCAATGACGCCGGCATGCTCGCTCTCGACCATCTTGGACAAGCGAACGGCTGCATCCTCGCTCTGCATCTGGCGAGGATCGAATGCGGGCTTCAGGTCGCCTTCGTCGTCGCGGTTGAACGCAGCGACAACGATCGGTTTCGGCATCTTCTGTTGCGGGACGACGTGACCGGTGTTCGAGATCGAGGGCTCTCCTGGCCAGGGCGTGAAACTGATAAACGCGGAATGGCTGAAGAGGTGGAAAGCCGTTGTCGCCGCTTTTCAGCCAATCAGCAGAGTATGGAATGGAATTGCTGGCCTGTCCCACCACTCGCCCTGGCTCACGGGCCTGGCCCAGTCGCCGCCAATGGCCGCGAGGGAGCTGAGCAGTGTATCCATCTGTGGCCGCGCACCATCCAGCAAATGTCGGGCACCCCCAATGAGCACGACCCAGCCCGCATCCGGCATGTTCAACCACGACAAGTCCCGCATCCAATCCTCGAAGCCTGCATAATTGGCGACCGGGGAAGGAAAGCGGAACGCGCCGCCAAAGCACTGAAAGACTGCGGATGGGGTCCTCATGGCGGCGCCATCGAGATGGACAACAGAAAGGCCCGCTGCCTCCAGGCGATGAACAAACGCGTCATCCGCACGAAGAAGTTGAATCACGTGAGGCGCGTGTGTGGAACACAACAATTCTTCGATCTTCGCGAGTTTCACCGATCAGATAACCTTATGCTGAACGCTGACGGCCAAAGTCATGGGTGCAACATCGGCAATGCGGGCATTTTCGCGGTGCTGTGTGTTGCTCGTCGCTCATGTCCATAGTTTGGCGTGATATGAATCCCGGCCATCGTCGCTTGAGGATGTGCGATGACTTCAAGTTGCCCTGATCATTTTCGCCATGCCAGCACTGTGTTATGCTGGCGCCACTGACCTCCCAGGAGCCCCGCTGCCGAAAGGCTGCGGGGCCTTTTTTCGTTTCCGGCCGCGAGACTATCCGTCTTTCAAGCAGTTCCTGTTGATGGAAACCGATACCACCAGGGAGATAACCTGCCCCTGTTTGTCGCCCGCGGCGATGCCGCCGATGTCGAAACCGCATTCCGTCGCGGATTCGTAGCGGTTCTCCGCGTCGCGGAAATTGTAATAGAGCTTGCAGACGCCATCGTTGCAGCGCGTATAGCTGCCGATCGGGCTCGACAGGCGCACGTTGAAGTAGTCGCTCAGGGCGCGCCTTGTGCATGTTTTCAGCACGTCGGTGCAGGATGCGGCCAGCGCTATCGGCATCTTGATATACAGGTTGCAGAAGCGGTGCGAAGCGTTGAAGCTTGTGCCCGGCATGGCGACCCTTGCCTTGATCAGGCAGAGCTCACGCAGATGCTTGGAGTATCCGGCAGAATCGGTCGGAAACTCGAAAGCCTGCGCTGCCTGACAAGGCAGGGCGAGCAGCAATGCACCCGCAAGCAGGCTGCGCAGATGCGGTCGCTGCCGTGCCTGATAGCTGATGTCGGCCGGATCAGTCATGGCTCCCCCGCCGCCGATCGGATCGTCGTCCAT